CTGATGCCACTGACCGCACGTTGGAGTTTGCGGAAGCCTTGAAACTGGAAGGCGAGGCACAAACAGATGCGTTGGTGAAGTTGTACAAGTCGGACGAAGCGTTCAAGGAAAACATTGACACGCTCACAAAGTTCAACTTCAACCTTCAAGACTTTGAGCAATACCTTGAAACAGGCGCAGGCGGTTTGCTCGCATTGGAACAGGCGGCAGGCAAGTATCTGGACACTGGTGTGCGCATTGACAAGATTGTGCGTTCAGGCAGTGATGCCATAACCAAACAAAATGTGGCGTTGTACAACCTACGCAATGAAGTGCCACAACTCAAAAACGCTACTGATGAACAAATCTTGGAGTTCTTGCGCCTTGTGGACACGATGCGTGTCATGCGTGCCGAAACAGTGCGAACGCAAACGGCTCTCGGCTCTGTTACTAATGCTCTCGGCAATGCCAAGTCCACAGGTGTTGCACCTCTTGACGCAGAACTACAAAAGTTGTTGGACGACTTGAAGAACACCGACACGGATACAACCAAAGTTGGTAAGACGGTCAAGACAGCGGCGGAAAAGTTCAAGGAGTTCACCAGTGCCTTGAAGGGTTACGGCGCAGACCAACGTTCGTACAACTCTGCCGTCAAAGACACCACGAAAGCCAAACTGGACTTGACGAAGGCAACCGAGGAAGTCACCCGTGCGCAGGAACGCTTTGACCAAGTGGTTCGTGGATACGGCGCAGGCAGTGACCAAGCCAGAAAAGCCGAGGCAGATTTGGCTCAGGCGAAGCGTGACCAAGTGCGTGCGTCCATTGACGTGACTCGTGCCGAACAGGGCGTGATTGATGCACGACAGAAGTTGACCGACATGCAGAAGGCGGCTGACCCTGCCGCATTGGCACAGTTGGAAGATGACGTGACGTTGGCAAAGTTTGGTCAGGCTGATGCTGAGAAGGCATTGCAGGACGCTCAACGAGCCAATGACCCTCGTGCGGTGGCTGAGGCACAGATTGCGTTGCGTGACGCTATTGCTGGCGTGACGGCGGCTGAACAGGCGTTGACCACTGCACGGGCTGGTGCTGACCCTGCCGCAGTAAAGGCGGCACAGGACGAGTTGACGCTTTCGGAAATCGCTTTGACTGAGGCAAAGAACGCCGAAATAACCGCAACCAACAACATCACGATTGCTCAGACGGCGTTGAATGAGGCAATCAATGGTGCGGCTGTCGGTTCAACGGCGTACAAGGACGCTCTTGCGGAGTTGAACTCTGCCAAAGAAAGCGAAGCATCACAGGCTGACGCTGTGGCTGAGGCTGTTGACCGTGAGGCACAAGCCAAGTTGCGTTTGGCTGATGCCGAGCGTGAAGTGCGTGCCGCACGAACAGGTTTGACGGCGCAACAGGTGAAGCGTGCGCAGAAACAAACAGGCGTACAGGCACCCAAGAAGAAGAAAGGCAACAAGGCGGCTGGTGGCATGGTTGATGCTGGCTATCCGTACATTGTCGGTGAACGTGGACGTGAAATGTTTGTGCCGTCAACATCTGGCAAGATTGTGCCGAACAATCAGATTGGCGGCGGAGACGTGTACAACATCACCATCAACAGCAAGATTGCCGACGAAACATTGCCTGACCTCATCGTGACCGAGTTGCGCAAATACAACAAGCGGTCTGGTGCGTTGAACATTGTGGTGGCGTAATGGGCGGTCTTGCAGACCTCGGCACATACAAGGTTGAACTGGACGCAGGGTTTCTCCAAGATGCCTTGTACCTCGGCACGTCAACACTCGGTGGTCCTGCCGTGCTTGGTGGCACAACCACATTCTTTGACGTGACGCAATACGTTGTTGGTGTGGCAATCAAACGTGGACGTTCCAGTGCGGACGCACAGTTCGGTGCTGGCACATGCACAATCGTGATTGATGACCTGAAAGGTGAGGACAAGTTCAGCGTTGCCAATCAAGCATCGCCGTATTGGAACACAGAACGTGGACGACTCGGGTTTGAGCCACGCAGGAAAGTCCGAATCAGCCGCAACGGCGAATCATTGTTTTACGGATTCATAACTGCCTATGACACCGAGTTTTCACAGGACGACCACAACATGGTGACTGTTTCTGCCGCTGACGGATTCTTGAATCTGTCCACAACGACAATCACCGAGTTCACTCCACCTGCCGAGAAGTCGGGGGCAAGAGTTGACCGAATCTTGGCACGCCCAGAGATTGCATACCCGATTGACCCTGCGCCAATCATTGCCGAAGGCGTAGCCAATCTGTCGCCTCTGACCGTGTCATCACAGGCGGCGTTGACGTATCTGAACAAACTGATTGAGACCGCAGAACAGGGACGTTTGTACGTCAACAGGTCTGGTTCATTGGTGTGGGAAGCACGCACACCAAAAGCCACAGCAGAAACACCGTCAACGGCATTTGCTGATGATGGTGTGGGTATTCCGTACCAAACATTGGAAGTGAACTATGAGTGACGCAGTTGTTAGAGCGTTCTCCATCACGCCAATCAGCATCATCAATGACGTGACTGTTGAGGTTGAACCGACACCAACCGAACCAACACCAACGCCGCAAACCACCACGGACACAACATCGCAAGACAACTATGGCGTGCAATCAATCGTCGTGCAATCACTGCTCGCCACTGACGAGGACGCAGAACTGTTGGCGGACTACCTGATACGCCCTGAGCCAAACTTTTGGTACACGGCATTGACGGTCAACATGGCACGTTTGACCAATGCGCAACGCATCACCGTCTCACAGTTGGAAATCGGCTCATTCGTCAGCGTCACCAAGTCCTACAAATACGGCACACCATCAATCGTCCAAAAAAATCTGTATGTGGAAGGCATTGAGCATCGCCTGACACCAAGCGGTCACACCGTGGAGTTGTATTTCTCGCCCGTTGGTTTCACCCAAGAATGGCAAGAGGTCACGCCGACGCTCACATGGAACGACGTGGCAGATGGTCTGTCATGGACTAACCTCATCTGGACAATCCTGTAAGGACGCATCATGGGAACAACACCGAACTACGCCATTCCATACCCAGAGCCAACGGATTTTGTTACTGACGGCGCAACGGCAATGGAGAGTATCGCCGAGAAGGTGGACGACATTCTTTCCACAGGGGCGGCGGCACGCAACCTGTTGTACAACGGCGCAATACAAGTCTGTCAGCGTTCAACATCTGCTGTCACAAGCATTACATCAAGTGGTTACTTCACCGCAGACAGATGGAACTCGTTTATCAATACTCTCGGCACATGGACACAAACACCCGACACTGATGTTCCGTCTGGTCAAGGTTTTCGCAGGTCATTCAAGATGACTTGCACAACGGCTGATGCCTCACCAGCCGCAGGCGACTTCATTGGCATCAATCAGAAAATGGAAGGTCAAGACCTTCAAGCCATAAGGAAAGGCACCGCATCAGCACAACCTCTAACTGTTTCATTTTGGGTCAAGTCCAATAAGTCAGGCACTTACATTTGTGAGTTATTTGATGCCGATAACAACAGGTCTATTTCTCGTGCTTATGTAATCAATGCCACTGGCACGTGGGAATACAAAACGGTGACGTTCACTGCTGATACAACAGGTGTGTTGGATAATGACAGCAATCTCAGTATGGAAATCAACTGGTGGTTAGCCGCAGGAAGTACGTTTACCAGCGGCACGTTGGCAACATCTTGGGCATCATTGAATAATGCCAATCGTGCTGTTGGTCAAGTCAATCTCGCCTCTGATGTCAATAACTATTGGCAGATGACTGGTATTCAGATGACTATTGGAAGTGTGGCAACACCATTCCAGTTCAAGAGTTATCAACAAGAGTTGGCTGAATGTCAACGGTATTACTGGAAATGGGTGAGCAAAAACAATGGCGATTTGTATGTGTCCGTGTATCAACCAGCGAGCACCCCATTCTATTATTTGATTCCTATGCCTGTCACAATGAGAGCAAGACCTAACTCGGCATCATTGAGTGGTTCCGTGTCATACGTCAACACACCTGCTTATCCAAGCGTCTATGACCGTGGTGACAGTTGGTTGATACTCGTTTCAACAGTCAATAGCGGTGTTAGTGCGGCAAACCAGAGTGTATGGTACTCCGTGAGTGGAAGCACCACTCTGATTCAGGACGCTGAACTCTCATGATGTTCTTTACCAAACAAACAGATGTTATTGCTGTAAGCGACGATGCCTCGTTTCATTTTGACCCAACAGTGGACAACGCCATCAGCAGACAGTATGCGGAATGGCTTGCCGAAGGTAACGAGCCGCAAGAATGGCAAACAGAAACGGACGGTGAGTAATGGCTGGCGCAGGCATCAAACTCTTTACTGATGGCAGTATTCTCACCGCCGCACAGGTCAACACTTATTTGCAAGACCAAGTCATCATGCGTTTCGCTAACTCAGCGACTCGTGATGCGGCGTTTGGTGGTGTTGGCGAACCACTGTTGGCGGAAGGCATGTTCTGCTATCTGGACGACACGAACACGTTGCAGTCATACAACGGCAGTGCATGGGTCAATGTTGTCAACTCAACCAATCCACCAGCGGTTGAACTTGTTACAGGAATTACATGTTCATCAGGTGGCACTGCCGCAAATGGTGTTGTCACAGTAGGTTCAGCGCAAACAAGCGTTACTATCGGTAATGCATTTAGTTCCACGTATCAGGACTATCGCATTGTGTACACAGGTGGTGTTGCCAATACCAGTTTGTATCTCTCATTGACCCTTGGCTCAGCAAACACGGGCTATTACGGCAGTTTGTATGGCGCAAGTTATGGGGCAGGAACACCAATTGGTATTGGAATCAATAATGGCTCGGCATGGTTGTATGCAGGATTGGCAACAACGTCATACACACAACTTGATTGTGACGTATTCATGCCAAACTTGGCACGAAATACCAACATCAGTTCCAAGTGGTCATTCAACCTCACCAACATCGGCTATTCCACTTTCACTGGTGAACATGCTGCATTGACACAACACACTGGATTCACAATCACGTCCACAGGCGGAAACATGACAGGTGGAATCATTCGTGTGTATGGGTACAGAAACAGTTTGTGATGCGTTGGCTGGTGTTTCTGCCAGCAGCGATTTTGGCTCTCTACTCAACAACTGTTGAGGCACAACAGAACACAAGTGGCGTGACCGTCACCGTGTGGGACAATCGCACACCGTGGAATGAATACAACAATGCACCACCGTTGCCACCAACAACGTTGATTGCCGGCATTGTCACGCAGGAAAACATCGTCAACAACTTTGATTCACAACCGTTGTTTGGTTTGCGTGAGGATTTTGTTGTCAAGTACGAAGGTCATCTGACTCGTGAGACAACGGGGGCGGTGCAGTTCTACGCACCAGCCGATGACGGCACACGATTGTTTGTGAATGACGTGCAGGTGACGGACGATTGGTACGACAAGGGCGGTGGCGGTTCTGTGTCTGCGCCTGTGATGTTTGAGGCAGGCGTGTCACAGCCGTTCACGTTGTGGTTCTATGAGAACGGTGGCGGTGCGTGGGTGCAGTTGTGGTGGCTTGTGGACGGTGTGTGGGAGATTGTTCCTGCGTCGGCGTTCACAACACAGCCTGTATCAACAACCAGCACAACGAGTACCACAACCACACTGCCAGTGACCACCACAATCCAAACAACAACCACTGTGCAAGTTGTGCCAACCACTCAACCAGTTGAGCAGTCAACAACAACAGAACCCATGCCAACGAGTACAGAAACAACGTCCGTCCAAACGACGACGACCGTGGCAACAACGACAACCGATTACCAACCGAGCGTCAGCACGGCGATGCCGAGCAGTACACAACCAACCGCAACGATTGACAACACTGTTATTTCTTCCACGTCAACCAGCGTAGCAGGCACAACTACGTCAACTGTTGTTGTTCCGAGCAGTGTGACACCCAATGTGACGACGACAACGACAGAAACACCCACCACGATTGCGCCTGTTGCGACAACCACCACGATTCAGACACAGACACCCCAAGACGGGTCAAACGCAACAGAAGCCGTCCTGACGGCTCTGGCAGGGGGCGTGTCAGATGACGAAGCAAAAACAATCGTCCTTGATGGAGAGTCATTGGAAGTGCTTGACAACGAGCAGGCACAGGCAGTATTCGCCGCATTGCAGATTGACGAACTCAACGAAACGGAGTTGGAAGTTTTGGTGGCGGCAGTGCAAGACGCACCGCAAGAAGTGCGTGAAGCATTTGAGCAACAGGTCAACGTGTTCAGTGGTGCAGTTGATTCGTATGTGCCACTCGGAAGCAATGTGCCTGTGTCAACACGGCGTGTTGTGATTGCAGTGAGTGCGGCGTTGTCTGCCGTGCCAACACCAACACGAAAGTCACGATGATGCAATGTCATTCACACAGCATCGGTAAGAATGTGCCTCGTGAAAAAGTGGCTTGACGAGGTGACAGGTCTGGCGTGGACGTTGGCAGGCACAGGGCTTGTTCTCATCACGTTGACTGGTTCAACTCG